AAATCCTCTGAGACCTTGTGATCTTAGCCCGCATTCTATCACACTCGCCCCGAAATGTCAAGCACCCCCACATCAGAAATCCCACACATAGACCCACAAAAATACACAAATGACCCCTAAATACTCACAAGTACTTGACACGTCTTCCTGAGCATTGTAGACTACTCTCATAACACATTCGGAGCACACTTATGGCAGTTGCGTATCAGCAAGCACAGAAGCAGCGTTATAGAATTACTCTGGATATTACAGCATTTCCAGACTTCGACCCACATCAGATTGACTGGGAGAAGTTATTCAAGTTGGAACCTGCTGAGAAGTGTGATGCTTACGTTGAGGACTTAAATGCACCTGACCGATGGTGATTTAGGGGTATTTTGTATCAAATAAGACAGTTTAGTTTTGATAGCATAACCCCCCATAAATACCCCCAGTTATGCTATCAAAACTATGAGACCTCTAAAGTATAGAAATCTAGGCGCAGGAGTGATGATTCGGGTGCCAGAAAGTGTCACCACTATTCTACCTCAACTGCAAGACGTTATGCAACAGTTAGAGGAGAACGGTGAGGATAGTGTAGAAGTCTTATCTATGGTGCTTGATGAGATCCAGGAACGCACCAGATAAAGTTACTCACCTCCAAAGTGTCCTAGTAGTATGAGGGGCACACCGCTCCACTAAGCATACCAAACTCTCACTAAATGACCACCAAAAACTACATCAAAGAACTCTACTGGTTCGCATACACTCTCATCAGTTTCGCAGAGCAAGATAATGTTCGTGCCACACTTTGGGACTACATTGAGGGAAATGTCACCGTAGATTTCTTCCACGATGATATCTGCCGTGCGCTTGCTGTTGATACCAAAGCACAGTATGTCCTGGGTGCCTGATACCCTAACCGTTTCTCACTAACTAACACTCAAAACACACACACAATGCTTCTTTCAGGTAACAACATTTTCACCATTCGCTATACTGATGGCACCAGCAATATCGTCGCTGGACCTTATGCTGAAGTCGTAGAGTTTGCTACATCAGTGGTCGAAATCTATCAGGTGACCGCTAACATCTTCTGCCACGGTACTGATAGCATTTGGAGCACGATTACTCCTGAGAGTGTTGCTTCCTGCGCTGCTGCTTGATACAAACCGTTTCCCACTAATCAACACTTTTCTTTTCACAAATGACTACCACTTATCAACACGATGTCCTCTCCACTGAGTATAACGGTTGGGAGAATTATGAGACCTGGAATGTTGCTCTCTGGATCAACAATGATGAGGGTTTGTATCACCTTGCTATGGAGTGTGGTGACTATCAATCCTTCTGTGATTACCTTGGTTCAGATGCTACAACTGGTGACGGGGTTAAGTATAATGACCCTGCTGTAAATGTCATCCAGATCAATAGCGATGTGTTTGACTTCTGACCTTAAGTAACACTCACTCATTCACTCTTAACTAACACTCTGATGCTGAACTTCATCCCCTACGCTATTCGTCGTCCGTTCTACTATGTGTTTGACCTGATCGCATGTTCTGATTTTCGTAATGAAGAATTCAGTCGGATCTTCGATGCTTATGAGTATGACCAATCGATGCAGATTCTTGGGTTCGTTAACTATCTGGGCATCACTGGTCAGTTAGATCTACCTGCGAACTTTGACCTGTTCGCTGATGTTGAGACGCTGGAGCAAGCAATCAACAAGTGGAACGATTATCAAGACCTGATGAACACTTCCACTCTCGCCTAAGTAACACTCACTCCTGTCGCATGAGTATAAACTAGGCACCACACAGTTCATTACACTTTTCTTCTTTATTATGTCCAAGTCCGTGATGCTTTCTCTGCTGGCACAAGGTAACACTGGCAGCGAGATTCTGTCCATCCTTGATACTCTCATCGAGGACAATCAGCAGTCGATTGCTTATGCTGAACCGACTGCAGATAGCATCGAGTTCTGATACTAACTGTGCGTCCCTTGCTTGACAGTGGGGGACGCATATGTTAGACTTTATTCGTAGACTTATTCGGCAGTGTTTTGCGCCGATTGTTTATATCGCGGCGCGGCCGTGCGTATATAAAAACGCCCCACTACCCTAACCTACAGAGGTGACAAAACGCGATCGATATATCAATCAGAAAAAATTTTTCCGGAAGTATAATGAGCATTTACAAGGTTCGCAGAAGAACTCCATATTGGAATTTTTGGAAGGTTGTAATAGCAGGCTGGATGATTCGTTATCCACGTCCATTTTTTATTGCACTGGGTTTTTGTATTATTGTGATATATAATGCAGTGACAAAATAAATTTGAAAGAAAAAATTCCGGAGAAATTTTTATGGTTGAGCAAGAAAAAATATATCACATATATGCAAAGGGTAAGTGTTTATTACATTCAGTAAAAGAAGAAGATTTCTATGCAACTTGGAATAATTTAAAGAATATGATAGGTCTTATGAATACAGACTATAGTATAAAAGACCTAACTTACGAAGAACTTGTAATTAATAAGGAGGTAATACTAAATTCCTCACATTGACAAAAACATATATAGACTGTTAAAATTGAACTCGAAGGTTTATTTTTCTTATGGCAAAAGGATTTACTGTTAAAGCTACTGCACCCAAACCACAAGAGCAGGAATGGAATTACGAAGCAATTAAAGAAAGAATGCGAGGTAAAAGTATTGTATTCTGTTTACCTGGAAGAGGGTGTAGTTTTATTTTTCTAAAAAACTTTGTACAAATGTGCTTTGATATGGTACAGAATGGAATGAGTATTCAAATTAGTCAAGATTACTCATCAATGGTAAACTTTGCACGTTGCAAGTGTTTGGGTGCAAATGTTCTTAGAGGTCCGAAGCAAATTCCTTGGGATGGAAAGTTGAACTATGATTATCAACTTTGGATTGACTCGGATATTGTCTTCAACACAGAAAAGTTCTGGCAACTTTGTGATCTTGCTCTAAATGAAGAAGGAGAAGAAAAAGAAATTGTTGCTGGATGGTATGCTACAGAAGACGGGCACACAACTTCAGTAGCACACTGGTTAGAGGAAGATGATTTCCGCAAAAATGGTGGAGTTATGAATCACGAAACTGTGGAATCAATCAGCAAGCGTCGTAAGCCATTCACTGTAGACTACACAGGTTTTGGGTGGGTTATGATTAAGAATGGTGTATTTGAAAATCTCGAATATCCTTGGTTTGCTCCGAAGATGCAAGTCTTTGAATCTGGGAATGTTCAAGATATGTGTGGAGAAGATGTTTCATTCTGTCTAGATGCAAAGGAGCAAGGATTTGATATTTGGTGCGATCCTCGCATTAGAGTTGGACATGAAAAAACTCGCGTTATCTAATGAATAAATTTAACGTACTTTATAAGGGACGTAAGATTTATATGGACCTTACTCTTGAAGAATGTAGTGAGGTCCTACAAGACTTATCTGAAAGGTATTATTCAGATAAAGATATTGATATTAATTTAATTCAATTGGAGAAAATTTAAATGGCTAAAGGTGGAAGCAATAAAACAGTTTTTGAACCCGGAGCACCTAAAAAGACTCGTCAAGGGCGATCTTCTCGTACACTACTTAGTGCAACCTCTCGTAATGGACGTAAAAAAAAGTATCGTGGTCAAGGTAAATGAAAAATCTTCTCTTCATTTCTGAAGATAAAGAGAAAGCACTAATACAGGAGATGACTTATCGCATTAAAAAAGCAAATATTGACATTCATCCGTCCAATACTTGCTTTTTATGCGTCTCTCCTGATTACTCTAGTATTGTAACACAGCATCTCTCTCACTCATTAACAATGGGTGGAGAGATTTTTCATATCGAATCTGTTAATGTACCATTTCCAGATGAAAAAATTGATGAGTATAAGGAGGACTTCTATCAGAATTTCAAAAAATGGCACAAAAAATGGTCAAATTTTGTTTTGATTGAAGCAGGTGTAATACGTGGAGGAAATTATACTTGGATTGTTAGTGCAATTAACGAGATATCAAATGCACGATTAAAAAATGTCTACACAGTTGCTCTATGTGAGAACGTCAATAGCAAATTTAAGAGTGATTTTGTATCATTATACTATAATGATGATGTTGAAGACCTTCATTTCTGGTGGGAGCAACCAAATAATCACTGGAAATAGATAGTATTGGGATAGAAACCCCTTAAAAAGTTCTGATTAAACAAATCAGAGAAAAAAAATGACTAAAAAAGTCGATAAAGACCAAAATTACATGAAGGTTGAGTGGGGAACTGAATATTTGTCAAGTGAATATGGGTGGGAGGATCAAATTAAGAAGCAAAAAATGCTTCGTGAAATCGCAAATGATGATTTAACACCCAAAAAGCATGATTTTTATCATCAAAATGAAATTCATGCCAAAATTAGGAATGATGTTGACTATGATGATTGGGAATATGGAACAGAACCTCTTTATGGTTGAATAAATAATATAGATTTATTGTTCTTTTCATGCCTTTAGAAAGGGTAAGTAAACAATTTAAAGATATTAGTATGACTTTTCAGATTAACCCTCTGAAGAGAGATATTATTGACATTAAAAATGAGACCGCTATTGCAAGGTCCATTCAGAATCTTATATTTACCCTTCCTGGTGAAAAATTTTTTAATGAATCTTTTGGTTCAAGAGTATCAAAAGTGCTTTTTGAAAATATTGACGAACTTTCATCATCAGTTATTCGTGATGAAATTACGAATACTATAGAAAATTATGAACCAAGAGTTGAACTGATTAATGTAGAGATTACGCCAGACTATGATAGAAATTCCTATAATACAATAATCAATTATAAAATTGTTGGAATAGATGCCTTACCTCAACAGTTATCATTCGTATTACAACAAACACGATAATGACGTTAGTTAATTTTACCAATTTAGATTTCGATCAAATAAAAACTTCATTGAAAGATTATTTGAGATCTAACTCAAACTTTACCGATTATGACTTTGAAGGGTCAAACCTTTCAAGCATCATTGATGTGTTAGCATATAACACATATATTTCCTCATATAATGCTAATATGGTTAGTAATGAGGTTTTTATTGATAGTGCAACATTAAGAGAAAACGTTGTTGCTCTTGCAAGAAATATTGGATATTTTCCAAAATCTAGAACAGCAGCAAGGGCAAATATTTCATTTTTTGTAGATACTTCCAGTTTTGACACGAATCCCCTCACATTAACACTTAAAAAGGGGACGGTAGCAACATCATCGCAAATTGGATATGATAGTTATACTTTTACTGTTTTTGATGATATTACTGTTCCGGTTGTTGGTGGAATTGCAAGTTTTAATAATATTGATGTTTATGAAGGAGTTTTCTTAATAGACAATTTTAATGTAGAATCTTCCAACCAATCCCCATCAAAAAGATTTATTTTAAGTAATTCAAATATTGATGCCTCAAGTATCAGAGTTTCGGTGCGAGATACACAAGAAAGCACGTCTTCTAGAAAGTTTATACTCTCAGATAGTATTCTTAAAGTTACTTCTACATCAAAGGTTTTTTTCCTACAAGAGGTAGAGGATCAAAGATATGAATTAATATTTGGTGATGGTGTTTTTGGAGAAAAATTAGAATCTTTAAATTATATTGAAGTTTCTTACATTACAACAAATGGATTGAATGGCAATGGTTTATCGAGGTTTCGATTTGCGGGAAGATTATTCGATAATAATGGCATTGCAGTTTCTGATGGCATATCGTTAATTACAACTAATATTATTTCGGAAAGTGGAAAAGAAATCGAATCCATAGATTCAATCAAAAGATATGCACCGCAGATATATGCTTCACAAAATAGAGCAGTAACTGCAGCAGATTATGAAGCATTAATCCCCCAAATATATTCGGAAACACAATCAGTTACTGTATTTGGTGGAGAAACTTTGGACCCGCCACAATATGGAAAAGTCTTTATAAGCATTAAACCATATAATTTTCAGTTTTTGTCTAACAGTGTTAAAGATAATATTAAAGCAAATCTTAGAAATTATAGCGTAGCAGGAATTGTTCCCGAAATTATAGACCTCAAATATATTTACGTTGATATTGATTCAACAGTTTATTATAATCCAAATCTAGCACCAAGTCCGGATTATGTAAAAACATTAATATTTAATAATATTTCAAACTACTCCAAATCAACTGAACTCAATAATTATGGATCTAAATTTAAGTATAGTAAATTCCAAAAAATAGTTGATGATAGTCACGCATCAGTAACTTCAAATATAACTAAGGTTCAGATTAGAAGAAATTTAAGACCAATATTGAATTCATTTACTCAATATGAAATTTGTTATGGTAATAGTTTTTATATAAAACGACGTGATGGATACAATATTAAAACATCAGGATTTACAGTATCTGGGATAGATGAAACTGTTTATCTTGGAGATATTCCAGATAAAAATGAAACGACCGGAAAACTGTTTTTATTTGCAGATCCAACATCAGAAAATCCAAGAATTTTGAGAGCTTCTGTTGGAACTATCAACTATCAAAAAGGAGAATTATTCCTAAAACCGATTAGTATATTATCAACATCAAAAAACTCTGGTGGAGAACCAATTATAGAAATATCAGCAATTCCAATATCAAATGATGTTATTGGAAAACAGGATCTTTATTTGCAACTAGATATTAGTAAGACTACATTAAATATGAAGCTGGATGAAATATCATCCAAAGCAGATACTTCTGCTTCTCTATATGAAGCAACATCAAGTTACACAAACGGAAGCCGCATAAGACAATAAAAACATGACAGACACTAGAATCAAATTAAGTTCTGTAGTTGAAAATCAACTCCCAGGTTATATTAGAGAGCAGTATCCATTAGTCAAAGAGTTTTTATCTCAATACTATAGATCTTTAGATAGTCAAAGTGGAGTTTATGATATTTTACAAAATATCGATAAGTATGTAAAACTAGAGAGTCTTGTTGATATTGTAGACTCAACTACACTAACTTCTGATGTTGATTTTTCTGATACTAGAATTTCCGTCAATTCTACTTCGGGATTTCCGGATACTTACGGTCTTCTAAAAATTGGTTCCGAAATCATCACATATACATCAAAAACTGATACAACTTTTGATGGATGCACAAGAGGTTTTAGTGGCATAACATCTAATGAAGTATCGAATAAACCAGATCAATTAGTTTTCTCAACTACAGAATTAGATTCTCATAGTGTAGGAGATACTGTAAATAATCTTAGTATTTTATTTTTAAAGGAATTTTTCAAAAAAGTAAAGAAACAATTTATTCCGGGTTTTGAAGGTAGAGATTTAAATTCTAATGTAAACGCAAAAACATTTATAAGCAGATCAAAAGATTTTTATTCATCAAAAGGAACAGATGAATCTTTTAAA